AATTCTGGCTAGATGTTAGCGATCGCTTAATGTATGAAGGCAAAGCACCAGAATTAATCTCCACCAAAACGGCAAGAATGCCAGCATTTTTCGAACATGCAAATACAAACCTCCCACAGTACGCTTAACTTAGGACTTACTGTGGAGCGTCTTCTCGAAGAACTTGAAGACAACTTCCCACCCTTTACACCACATCCTAAAGAGGAATTAAACACTATCATGTATAAAGCAGGACAACGCTCCATAGTAGAGTGGATAAACAAACGTATTAATGAGGAGGAAGTATCATGAATTTAAATAACTGGAGAAACTGGCATACTAATCTTATGATTAGGTTGGGTTTCCAAGATCAATTTGCACATGCTTTTGCAGAGCAAGATTATTTTGTAGAGGATACAGAAGAAGAAGTATCTTTAGCACCTACATTTTTTGAGTTCAGGATTGGAAAGAACTGGTACAAACCATGGAAGTGGGGTGGCAGTGGAAAGTCTAAATCACCTCCTCCAATTGACGTTGAAAAGATTAAGGCTGAAGCTGTAGCAAAAGCAAGAGCAGAGGCAGAAAAGGTAGCAGCTAAAAACAAGGCAGCATATGATAAGCAGCAAGCTGAGATTGCAGCAATGAAACAGAAAGCCGCAGATGCAGCAAAAGCAAGACAAGATAAACTGACTACTACTGCTTCTGCACTTAAGATAGGCGGAGCACGTGATACAACTGGAATCAGAGGTGAGAAAGCGAAGAGAAGAAAGGGTACAAAATCAACCGTAAAGCCATTAGATAAGAAGTTTAATCCTGCAGGAGCAGCTGGCCCAGGTGGCGGCGCCTACGGTGGACAACCTGTATTATAAATTATGCAATACGCACGCACAAGATACGATAATCTTACGAAACACCGTACACAATTTCTTGACGTCGCTGTTCAATGCTCTAAACTTACACTTCCTTACCTCATACAAAATGATGAGGGTCGGACATCACATATAAAACTAGATACACCTTGGCAATCAGTAGGTTCTAAGTGTGTTGTAACATTATCAGCTAAGTTAATGCTAGCTTTGTTACCTCCACAGAGTACCTTCTTTAAGTTCCAAATTAGAGATGACAAATTAGGAGAAGACTTCCCACCTGAAGTACGCTCTGACCTTGACTTAAGTTTCTCTAAGTTAGAACGTATGGTCATGGATTCTATCGCTGCTTCTAGTGATAGAGTCACTGTACACCAAGCAATTAAACATCTAGTCGTCGGTGGTAACGCCCTCATATACATGGGCAAGGAAGGTCTTAAGCATTACCCATTGAACAGATACGTCGTAGAACGCGACGGTAATGGTAACATTATTGAGATCGTAACCAAAGAAATTATCAATCGTAACCTTCTACCCGATGCCCTTAAGGAAATAGAATCCGTACCTAATAGTCCTGGTGACGTAGGTGGTGGCATTGGCTCAAGGAATGAAGAAGATGTTGATGTTTACACTTGTGTTAAACTCAAAGGAAATAAATGGGTATGGCATCAAGAAGCATTTGATAAGATCATACCAGGAACACAGGGTAAAGCGCCTAAGGACGCTAGCCCATGGTTGGTACTAAGATTCAACTCAGTTGATGGAGAGAATTACGGGCGAGGTCGTGTCGAAGAGTTCCTCGGAGATTTCC